CCAGATTTGCCTGAATCTGCATACTCTCCTCGGGCCCCATAAAGATGCGGTGCCCGTCCAGATGGGAGGCGAAGGTCACGCCCTCCTCGGTGATCTTGCGCAGCTTTGCCAGACTGAATACCTGAAATCCGCCGCTGTCGGTCAGGATAGGCCCGTTCCAGCGGGTAAACTTGTGCAGGCCGCCCATATCCGCTACCAGCTTGTCGCCGGGACGCAGATGCAGATGGTAGGTATTGCACAGCATGACCTGCGCGCCGATATCCTTCAGATCCTGCGCCGACAGGCCGCCCTTGATGGCACCGGCGGTAGCAACGTTCTGGAAGGCAGGGGTCTGCACCGTGCCGTGCACGGTTTTGAACTCGCCCCGCCGGGCGTTGTGCTCCTGCTTGAGCAGGGTGTAGGTCGTCAAAGAAGGCATGATTATTCGTTCCTTTCTGCGCACGGAAAACAGCCGTGCAGCCTCGATGCAGGCCACGAGCCTGCAAGTTATCAGAATGATCACAGCAGCGGTCTGCCGTAATTGTAAGGGGAGCGGCGGATGCAGATCGCATCCTTACCTTTCACATACAAATATCGCAAAAAAAGCGCGAATTTTGTATCAGACTATCAGCATAGCATCGCCAACGTGTCGGAAACGTACAGAATCTCTACATTCTGCGATTTCTTTTACGCTGAAAAAATAAGGTCGAGTCGTCCTATACATTCTACTACGAAAAAGTAATCCTTTCAAGGGTCAATCACAGGCGGTTCGCCTTTTTGACCTTCTGAATCTCGGTCAGCGGCGGTGCGATGACGACTTTCTTCATGCCTTCGTAGAGCGGCTTGGCAGCAGGGTTGTTCTTCTCAATCTCATCGGCGATGTGTCGGAGGGCAAAGACGAGAAGACCAGCATCGCTCTCGGAATACGGTGTCAAGGCGCGGAGAATCAGGTCGGAGTAGTGCTGGAGGCCATGCGTGATGAGCTTCATGGCCTCCTTGGTCTTCCCTTCTGCAATGAGCTTGTTACCCCGGTCAACGAAGCTGCTCATGCGTTTCTCAAAGATGCTCATGGCGGTTCTCCTTTTTCTCGATGATGAAGTAGATGAGCTGGCAGAGAGCCAGCGCAACGGCAACGATGATGGCGGCGTAGGACAGCCAGTTCGTAAGGCTCTGGAGCATCACATCGAGCTGGCACAAAAATTCGTACATGGCTGATTCCTCTCAATCTTTATCGTGGCCTTTGAACTTCCGCTTCATGTTGCGGTTTGTCTCGTGGTGGGTCCAGCGGCAACAGTACGGATTCATGTTCTTGGCCTCATATTCTTCGAGCTGCTTCTTTCTGGCGGAAGACTTCTCGGCGTACTCCTCACAGTGGTCGTGGCATCCGGGATGCCGGCGGGCGCAGTCAGGCTGGCAGATGACGGCCATAGGTCACGCCCTCTTGAGCTTTCCCATGCGCCGGTCGATCTCGCTCTGGCTGAGGACAGCGATGGGAACGGAACGGTCCTTGCGGGCAAGATGTACGGCAGTCATAATCTCGCCGTAGTCATGGGGCGTAATGCCGGATACGGACAGGAACTCGGTGCGCTTGCTCTCATCGGCAACCTTCAGCTCCTCCTGCAATGCCTGTTCGACGATGCGGCAGAGCTTGTTCACGGCGTACTCATGGTCTTCGGCATCCCATTCGAGGAACTGCCGGTAGTTGGCGAGCGATTCGTTCAGGAGCCGGGTCAGCCGATCTTTGCCGAACTTGAACGTGGTGCGGCAGGTGGCAGCCATGACAAGCCATGCAATCTTGCCGCCTTGGTCGCGGGCCATACGGAGCTGTTCTTCCCTGCGGTTGCGGGGGGCTTTCAGAACAGGCAGCCGGATATCGAGGTCGCACAGGCCGGTCAGGTCCTTCCGCATTGCATCGGTGGCCGCTTCCCTGCCGCCGTAACGGATGGCCGTGGCGTACTTGGCCTCGAACTCCTCCATCTCGTTGCAAGCCTTCATCAGCCGATTGGCTCCGATACCTTCGTTCTGGTGCATGGCGGCAACAATGCACCAGCAGAAGACCTGCATTGCGTAATCGCGGGCATCAATGCGCTCCTGATTGAAGTTACTCATCTTCGTCCTCCTTATAATCATCCGGGTCAATATCGAACTTCTTCAGCCGCTTGCTGATGAACTCATCCATGGAGTCGTAGTCGAACATGACATCGCTATCATCGTACAGCGACCAAACAATGTCATCCACAACGCTCGGAGTGAGCAGGTCTTCAGGGATGCAGAAAATCTCCTTCAGCCGGAACGGAACTTCCTGCTTGATGAATCCAAGCAGCGGGTATGAGTCTTCACCGCTTTTCTCATAGAACGGAGTGCCATAAAGCAAATAGGAAATGCCCTTGCTGTGCCGTTCGTCGAACCAGTGCAAGATGTCCTCGCGGTCAGTCCCGGCGGGAAAGATCAGGAACGGTTCTTCGATTTTCTCGGTGTCGGGGTCCATGGGAAGGTCTTCAAACTGCTTCCACAGCTTCTCAAGCTCGATGTCCCGCTCACGCAGGGTTTTCATTTCATCCATGCGGATTCCTCACTTTCTGTCAATCAAATTCATGCACAGCTCCTTGTAAACGTCACGCTGCGCACACACCATAATGTACTCGCGGTCGTCGTGGCCGCTGGAAGCCCCCCCTACGGCGATGTCGGTCTTTTCGGCGGGTACTTCGGGGGCCGCAGGAACGGTCGTGGCTGCCCTCTCCTTTTCCATTGCGGCAGCAAGGTAGGAATCGAGGCCAAGGCTGATGAGCATACCAGTTTCGATCTCGCTCATCTCGTTCTTTGTGAGCTTGCCAACGTAGTCGTTCATGCGGAGCTTGTCAACCGTGAAGACCTGCTCGCAGATTGCGGTGGAGGGCAGACGCGCGGTTTCGATGTGGATGTGCGTGGGCAGAGGCTTCTTCTCCTTCGTAGTCAGGTAGACGACCTCCAGAGTGCTGGAATACTTGTTGTTCTGGTCGTTGCTGACGATGATGCCGGGGCGACCGCTGTGCTGCTCACTGCCAATCTCACAGCCTTCAGGCAGGACATAGTAAATTTCTCCGCGATAAAACATACCATTCATAGTTCGGTTCTCCTTTCGATTCAGTGCAAGATGTAGCTCTTGCCGTTGTAGGTGATGATGTACTGGCCATACACGCGGCCATCTTCACGGCGAATTGCGTGGCGAACATTGAGCTTCGCACGGTTCGGATGCTTGATGCCGGTCACTCGGCAAATGTAGCGTTTGGCAATTTTTGCGGCATAGTCAGACAGACTGTCTTTTGAAACAGGCTCATAGCGGTGAGCATACCGATTGACGCGAATATTTTCAGCGGCAACTGCTTCGTCACGGCTTCCGAACCATGCAGGGCGGCCATGAGTCTTTCCAATCTCATAGAACTCATCGCGGCGAATGACGTTCAGCTTGTTGTTCCAGATGGTTTCGTACATTCTGCCAGCAGGCTGATGAGCGCGGATACCGCGGTCAGCCTCGCCAACGATGAGTTCATAGCCATCATTGTAGAGGTCATCTTTGAGCCAGAAACGCTGGACGAAAATTCGGATGACGTTATTGCCATCAGTTAGGTCGATGCTTGCGACTTCGCCCTGACTCCCCTCCATCGTGGCCGTATTGATCGAGTAGCCGCGCTGGATGTAGTCGGTCACGATCTCGGTGACGCGGCGGTTGATGTCTGCGAACTTCATGTAACTTCCTCCTGTCAGTAGCAGTGGTGAGCGGTGTTGATGATGCTGCGAACCATCTTTTCGACGGCCTTATCGAGCGGGCAGCTCAGTAACGGCAGCTCTTTGTCATTCACGATCTCGCTTTCGATTATCCAGCCGTGCTCGTCGCGGGCCTCAACCCAGCACCTGCCGTTTTCGTCTCCAAGCTTTACAGCAAACGACAGCTCTGCCTCATCGCAGTATTCGAGGTAGCTCCAGAAGATTCTAGCCTCGTTCTTGTTGATTCGTCTGACCGTCCACTCCCAGTTGGGGTCGTTCTTGTTGGCCTCTGCGACCAAGCTGTGAATCAGGTCCTTGTGCTCACGCAGATCAAACATATCTTAGCCCTCCTTAACCAGCTCCATGAGCTTGAAAACGCGGTTCCACTGCTCCTGATTCATACAGCCACCGTTGTTCACAAAGTTCTGTGCGAATGCGATCTCAGCTTCCATCTCGGCCTTGCTCATTTCGTTGATGCTTTTCATAACGTCGTCCTCCGTGATTAACATATCTGTTGATTGTGTTGTTGTTTTTGGTAACTTTATTATCGCACAGATTCATTCGTTTGACAAGCGAAAAATCTACGGTATAACATATTTTTTTGTGACCACAGCAAATGCAGTCAACGCACGAGATAACAATGCGTTGACTGCGGAACGTTATGCTTTCTGAGCGTTTCTCCTCATAATTCTGTCGAGCAGATGTACGCTGGCAAATGGAACGGCGTGCCATGCGGCTGCCACGAGCCGGTTAAGCAGAGCCTCGTCCTTCCGCAGTTCGCGGACGTACTCATCAGGCGAATTTCGTAGGTTCTCCTGCTCGGAGAGGATGGCGGCATTGCAACGCTGGCAGAACTCCATGACCTGCGCGATTTTGTAGACGATCTCGCCGGAGTCTTCGTCGGTGCTCTGGTTGTCGTGGATGCGCAGGACTTCGCAGTCGAGCCTGTTGTCAAATCGGTGGAGTAGACAGAAATCAGAGCCTTCGAGATAGCCAAGCATGATCTCGGCCTCGATTGGCTTCAATTTCAGGCCATAGCTCTCGTCGGCGATTGCAATAAGCAGTTCGGGCGTTTTTACGATGTCCATGTTCATTTTTCCTCCGGCGGCTTGGGCAGCGGCATCCAGAACGGAACGTCCACAGGATGAAAAATTGCATTCTCCCAATATGTGATGTCAACGTGCTTGACAGCGGCTCCCCAAACAATGATTCTTCCGAGTCTGTCAGCATCCGCTTCTGTCGGCGGGTCATACTTGGAATTTCTCCAGCATTGACCGGCCACTTCCTGCGGGGTAGCTTCTGGCTGGGTGTCGATATAGTTCTCCACATCCAGTAATGTGTGGATATGGCCTACCTTCATGCCCATGCGCAGGAACTCTTTCAGCATCTCAGCTTCAAGATACCGTTTCTTACTCATAAGGCGTCGTCCTCCTCTGCCTCAGCAACGTAGCACCAGCTCTGGGGCGGCTTGCTCAAACAGCAGCCATTGATTGCGCAGGTCGGCGGGAGCATATAGCTTCCAGACGGCTGATAATGCTCGCAGCTCTCATTTCCACAGACATCGGTTTCGTTCATGCCACGAAAGTCATGCCTAGAAAAGCCGGACAAGGACTTGGGCTTGTCATAAATCTTCAGGTCGGAGATGTGCCACGCATACAAATCTTTACGGTCCATAAAAGATGTAGCTTTTCTCCAGCCGGCATATTCTTTGACTTGTTCCAAGGACAGGCAGCTACCAGCAGTTACGTCTTCGATGTCTTCCTTGACCAGCCACGACTTGCCAAAGTAAAAGCGTATCTTGTCGCAAGTAAACTCGCCGATGACGTTTCCGACAGGCTTTGTGCAATAGATATAACACTTGAATGGCATTTTCAAACTAGGGCGATTTTTGCGGATTTCAACGGTCTTTTCGCCGTTAAGAATCTTCTCGCACCACTCCGGTCGGATGCTGATGAGGACGGCTTTATTCATTTTCTACTTCCTCCTCTGGCGATTCAGGGTAGGGCATCCATGCAAAAATGTCATCACCATCGTAAATTCGGTCCCAGACATATTTCCATCGGTAGACTGTTTTACCTCGAATGACAGCACGTTCATAAATCATCGGGCCGGACT